AACCCTGCAATGGGCCGCGATGTGCCATTGCCTAAGAGCAAGTAATGGGCGAGCTGAAGAAATGGCGAGATGAGAAGTGGGTGCGCATTGGCACTGACGGCTCCATCAAGGGTGCTTGCGGGACGAGCAAGAACAAGAAGAATCCCGACAGGTGCTTGCCATTGTCTAAGGCTCAGAGCATGAGTAAAGCTGAACGTGCCGCTACAGCTAAGAAGAAAAAAAAGTACGGCAGGAAAAAACAATTTGTATCTAACACACCCGCAGGACGGGTAACATCAAAATCATGAAGCAAGGTTACAACGCAAGACTCGACGAGTCTATTGGTGGAAGGCACAAGGGTGCTCACAAGCAATCAATGAAGTCTCGCAGAGACGAGTCTAAGGCTATGTCCAAGAAGGACTACGGCCACTCATACGGTGCTGACAAGGGCATGTCTTATCGCCACTCTCACCCTGAATGTGTTCATTACGTAGGCAAGCACTTGTCAGGCTTGATTAAGAAGTAATGGCAAAGAAGGGATTTCCTATGGTCAAGAAAGGTGACCAAGGGAAGTTTACATCATGGGCAAAGCGGAACGGGTTCAAAGATGCCTGTTCCGCAGCCTCTGCTGTTATGAAGAATACTGACAAGTACAGCAAGTCAGTTGTGAAGATGGCGAACTACGCCAACAACTTCGGCTGTAAAAGAAAGTAATGGCTGACAAGAGCAAGATGAAATGCAACCGTGTCGTCCCCTCGGACAGGCCCGGTAAGAAAAAGATGGTCAAAGCCTGCAGTGGTGGGAGAGAAAAGCTCTTGCACTTCGGGGCTAAGGGCTACGGCCATAACTATTCATCTGCTGCACGCAAGTCTTTTCGCGCACGCCACAAGTGTGGGCAAGCTAAAGACAAACTCACACCCCGGTATTGGGCCTGCAAAAACCTTTGGGCAGGCAAAGGAGGAAGCACTAAGTCCTCCCCTAAATCACGCAGAGGTAAATACTAATAATTATGGTAGATTTCATTATTGAGAATTGGGCTGCATTGCTCATTGGCTTGGCCGCGTTTGCAAAAATCGTGGTCAACTTGACCCCCACCGAGAAGGACAATATCGTCTTCGGTTGGATTGACACCCTCATCAACTCCATCATCCCGGACAGAAAAAAATAATCCTTACCTTTGCTATATGAACAACAAGTCCAAAGGTCTCGGTGATTCAATCGAAAAGTTCACCAAGGCAACAGGAATTAAGAAGGCGGTAGAGACAGTTGCAAAAGCAACAGGAACTGACTGCGGTTGTGGCAAACGAAGGGACACCCTTAACAGGACTTTCCCATACGATAGAGACTAACGATGGGATACCAAAAACTACAGGTTGGCCGGATAACGGCAATGGACGATAAGAAGTCAGACTTCTCTGATACGGTCAATCTTAACGACCCCATCTTAGACGCTTCAGGGAATCCAAAAACGTACACTGTCACAGGTTTTTCATTAGTTGACGGCACTAATAGCCTAGTGACTGTTAGTGGGGCAACATTTATTTCTGACGGTGTTCAGCCCGGTGATGTAATATATAGGACTGATGCCCCCACAGCGGGAGGTCGTGTTTTGGCTATAAATAGCGAAACACAGATTTACGTAGAGGGTATCGCAGCCATAACCACACAGACGGTCGAAATACTCAATGGTTCAAGTGAGTCTGCAGTCCTGTACGTGGGAACGCATCCCGGTTCAGGAGCTGTAAGGCTTAAGGTTAGGACATCGGGTGGTGATGATATCACCTTTGAAAACATACCTGAAGGCAGCTTCTTGCCTGTGCAAGTAAAAAGAGTATTTCTTAACTCAACAACCGTAAGCGACATCCTCGCACTCTTCTAAAACAAAACCTAATGGGATATCAAAAACTACAGGTTGGAAGAGCAACCGACATGGAAAGACTGCTAAACGACCTTGAGGATACAGTCAACCTTAATGACGAGTTGACTGCATTTAATACCGCAGCGGGCAGTGGAACGCCTACTAATGTCATTATTGCACCCGCAAATACTTTCATTGATACCAACGGGAACAATCTTGTTAATCAAGGAGACTTGTATGTAAACCTTAGTTCTTCTGCTCCCAACTACAAAAGCAGCTACATTGCTTCTGTTGACAGTGATACGAAAATTACTTTGGTCAAAAATCTAGGTGTAGGTTCCGGAGCTTCAAGCAAAATTCTTGCACGCTCAGAAGAACCTGCAGTCCTGTACGTGGGTACAGCGGCAGCGGGAGCAACACTGAAGGTTCGTAGCGCAGGTGGCGATGACGCTACCTTCGTAAACATTCAGCAAGGTTCATTTATTCCTGTACAGGTCAAGAGGGTTTACAACACAGGCACAACTGCCACCAACATTGTAGCCCTGTTCTGATATGTACCAAAAGCTACAGACAGGAAGGGCCACTGCCATGACGCAACTGTTGTCAGACAATGAGGACACAGTAAACCTGAATGACGAAATTGATGCCGCCGTTGCGGGTGTAGGTACAACGGGCACTAAGCTCGTTGTTCCGAGTCGTGACTTTGTTGCGCTTGGTGTGAAGCAAGGGGATTTGGTAATAAATGCAAGTTCTACCCCTAACTGCAGCAGGGTTATTGATGTGGAGGGAGATTCTGTTACGGTAGCCAACAATATCAGTATGGCTTCAGGAACCGTCTATAGAATCCTTCAAGGAAGCACCGAGCCTGCAACACTGTATGTTGGTACAGTAGGCGCGGCTTCTACGCTAAAAGTTAGAACAGCGGGTGGCGATGATGTTGTCCTTGACAACCTTGTGCAAGGCACTACCATTCCACTTCAAGTTGTTAGAGTGTATAACACGGGCACGAATGGCGTGCTCAATATCGTAGCATTGTTCTGATATGGCAACGGCAATCAAAATAGCAAACGTTGTCACAGGAGGAGCGGGCAACTCTATCGGAGGGGCGCAGCGCGGAGGCGCACCGTCACCACCTCCACCGCCTTTTACCTTTAAGGTAGACACACGCAATGCGGGAGCGACAAGCAACACGCAATACAAGCTCCCCACAAACGCTAGTGGCACGTACAACTTCGTGGTTGATTGGGGCGATGGCAGCACGGACACCATTACAGCATACAGACAATCTGAGGTAACGCATACGTACTCTACGGGTGGAGTATATACCATTACGATTACAGGGGACTTTACAACTATCAACCCCTTTCTTTCGGGAGACCCTCAAAAGATAACTGAGATTGTAAAGTGGGGAGGCACAAACCTCACCATCAACAACACCTTTGCTCTTAGGGGTTGTACGAATATGATTTGCACCGCAACCGATTCCCCTACACTTACGGGTGATATTACAGGATGCTTTTATCAGTCGAACGCCATCACAAGCGGACTTGCGAATTGGGACTTCTCTAACGTAACGGCAGCTCAGTTCCTTTTGCTTTCCGTGCCCAATTGGAACGAAGACATCAGCAGTTGGGATGTATCAAACTGCACCACATTTAACGCTGCGTTCTCAGGAACGTCTATGAGCCAAGCCAACTATGATGCCCTATTGATTGCATGGTCTGCTCAAAGCGTTCAGAGCAATGTAGCATTTACCACGCCCGCTCAATACACGGCAGGAGGTGCGGCAGAGACCGCCCGCAACACCTTGGTTAACACATACAATTGGACAATTTCTGATGGCGGGGCGAACTAAAGATATCGACGGTGAGTTCTGCTACCCTAAAGCAGACACTTGGGTTATTTGCTTTGCAAACGACCAAAAACTTATGCCTCAATCATGGGTTGAGGTTTCGCAGACGCAATGCCTCGGCACGCCTTGGACGGTCATTGAATACTATACAAATCCGGAAGAGTGGGTAGACAGGCTTGCGGAGTTTGAGATTTACCCTCTACCCTCTGATGCATTGGAAGATGAGTAGTGAGATGATTAGCTTGTACGAGGGGGTGCTGCTGCTTGCAGGACTTATCGGTGTGTACATCAGAATGAACAACGAGGTGGCAAAGCTAAAGAACCGAGTATACACCCTTGAGCAGAGCAAGAGTGAGGTAACGAAGTTGCTAAAAGAATTAAGCGCAGACATCCAAGAAATCAAGCTGCTACTTGCTCGTAAGCAAATTGATTCGTGAGAGACATAGATAAGATAATTGTTCATTGTTCAGCAACACGCGAGGGTCAGCACATAGAAATGGAAACCATCAGGGGATGGCACACTTCGTCCCCTCGCAATTGGTCAGACATAGGCTACCACTACGTGATTTATCTCGATGGAACAATTGTCCCCGGCAGACCCGAAGACCGTCCCGGTGCGCATACCCTAGGAGAAAACATGAACAGCATAGGGATATGCTATGTCGGTGGAGTAGAAGGGGATGGGAGAACGTCAAAGGATACCCGAACAACTGAACAAAAAGCATCTCTTGCGGCACTCCTGCTAGAGCTAAAGGCTGTGTACTGCGACTCTGTAGTTCACGGTCATCGAGACTTCTCAGATAAGGCTTGTCCTAGTTTTGATGCTACTGAGGAGTATGCATGGATAAGCTCTTATTACGATGAAGAAGAAGTTTAGAGAAACGAAGGTCGGCAAGTTCTTAGCCGACAAAGCCCCCGACATCTTGAATGTAGCGGGAGAGCTACTGCCCGACGCGGGACTGTTAGGTGCGGTAGGCAAGATGATTGATGATTCGAAGCTCACCCCTGAAGACAAGGCGCAGGCTCATGCTCAGTTGGTCGAGCTGTACAACCTTGAGGTTGAGGACAGGAAGAGTGCGCGTCTGCTATACTCATCTGATAGTACCATACAGAAGGTGTTGGCTACGGTCTTCACCGTCGCATATTTTGCGTTGAGCTTTGTCATGTTCAAATACTTCGTGGAGGAGGATATTGACCTTGGCGAGTTCGAGATTAGTTTTATCTCCACCATTTTCGGTGCTATGAGTGCCAAGGTGAACACGGTCGTTGACTTTTTCTTTGGCGGTTCAGCTAAAAAGGACTAAGTCAAAAACAGTATCTTTGTACAAAATCTAATCCTACTATAATGGAAAACCTTACTGCTGAAGAACTGAATACGGTTCAGACCTTTGTTACTGAGTTCAACACCCTCAAGATGAAGATTGGTGATGCTGAACTCGCAAAGACTGCTTTGCTTGCCAATGTTGACAAGCTCAAGTCGGACTACAACGACTACGAGAACGTCCTCATGGAGAAGTACGGCAAGGACGCTACCGTAAACGTTCAGACGGGCGAGATTACACGAAACACAGAACAACTAGAAGATGTCTAAAATTAGCACTTACTCTACGGTAACACCTGCTGCAGGAGATAAAGTCATTGGTACAGATGTAGCGGGCACTCCCACTGATGCAACTAAGAACTTCCTTGTAGAAGATATTGCTGCTCTTGCGGGTTCGCAGGGATTAGTGACTCTGTCTCAGGTTCTTGACGCAGGAAATACTGCTACTAATAATATCACCCTTACAGGCAACATTACTACCACGGGTCTTGTCGCTCCGGGAACTGTTTTGTTGGGTACTGCAGCAGGCGCAAGTGTAATTTGTAACTCTGTCATTGCTGCGCAAGGAGGGATTACTGTTTCTCAGGGACAAACAGCACAAGTTGCAGGTACTCTACAACTTACCCCTACGTCTGTACTTGACGCACTCTCAGGCTCAGAGCTTAAGGCTGTGCTTCCTAGCCACGCTGACAACGCAGCAGCCACGTCAGCGGGATTGGCTGCCGGAAGAATTTATAGAACTACCGGAACGGGTGCAGCCCCTCTTGACGCACCGGGAATCGTAATGGTGGTGGTGTGATATGGACATCCGAAAGATTTCCATCGGCCCCGACTACAAGTCGGGTGCTATGCATTACCTCGTAGGGCAGAAGGTTCTAAACGGAGACTACTGCATTCACCTTATTCAGTGCGTGGACGACGAGTACCGCATTTGGATTGAGCGTGATGACGAAGTAATGCTGTGGAAGTCTTTTACTCCATCTATGCCCCTTAGCGTGGAGTACAACATCAACTTTTAATGCAATCCCCATTCAACTTCATCGTCAAACCACATAAGGGCACGAGATACAACAACACTGCAGATTGGGAGGGGGTAGAGTTTACTACCAACACATCAGAGGAGGAGGCGAAGTTTTCTAATCGCAAGGCTATTGTAGTCTCAGTACCATTAGGTTATGACGGGCCAATCAAGGTAGGATATACCCTGCTTGTCCACCACAACGTATTCAAGTTCTACAACGACATGAAAGGTCGTCGTCAGAGCGGGCGTAGCTTCTTTAGGGAAGACCTATTCTTTGTCGATACCGAGCAGTTCTTCATGTACCATGACGGCAACAAGTGGCACGCTCACGACAGGTACTGCTTTGTTTCTCCTATCCCGGCTGAGGAGTGCTTCATCGAGAAGCCTACCCACGAGCCGCTCATGGGACGTATGGAATATCCAAATGACTATCTTGTAAGCAAGGGAGTCAACGCGGGTACTATCGTTTCGTTCACGCCCGACAGCGAGTACGAGTTCGATGTAGACGGTGAGACCATGTACAGGGTATACGACCATCAGATAACCATGCGCCATGAACACTAAGGATGTAAAGCTCAAGATTATTGAGGCGGGTCATCGTGCCGTGGAGCAGCTTATCAAGGTTGCCAAGGAGCAAATCATCAAGCACGACCCTGAAGACGACCTGTCAGCCGACAGGCTCAAGAACGCGGCAGCTACTAAGAAGCTATGCATCATGGATGCATTCGAAATCTTGAATAGAATCGAGACCGAGAGAGAAGCTATCGAGACATTAGAAACAGGCTCTACCAAGAAGGTAGATACAAAGCAAGGATTTGCAGAACGAAGGTCTAAATAAAAGCCTACACCGTGTCGTTCACGACTACATACCCAAGCATGTGCTTTCTACTAAGAACAAAGCCAAGACTTGGAAGTACGGCTATGACCCTAAGTATGACCTTGTAATCATATCTAAGGACGGAACTCTCGGTGAGGTATACGAGATTCAGAACCTAAAGATTGGCCTGCCCAAGTCTCCCAAAGCGTGTCCTCAAAGACACACCAAGAGAAGTGAGCAGTATTGGGAGAGAGAAGAAATCCCTGCTCACCTGAATAAAATCCAATCCATCTTCCAATGGAATGAGATGACCTCTGACTTCAAGTCGAGGTACGTTGACTATATCGAGCGTGAGTTCGACAGGAGGGATGATGGCTATTGGTTCATGAATGACGGCAAGCCCACCTACCTCACGGGGGCGCACTATATGTACCTGCAATGGACGAGCATCGACGTAGGCTATCCTGACTTCCGTGAGGCCAACAGACTGCTCTATATCTTTTGGGAGGCGTGCAAGGCCGACCGCAGGAGCTTCGGTATGGTGTACCTAAAGATTCGTCGTTCAGGGTTCTCATTCATGTCATCGTCAGAGTGTGTCAACACCGCGACGCTTGCCAAGGACTCTCGTGTAGGCATCCTGTCGAAGACGGGTACTGATGCCAAGAAGATGTTTACCGACAAGGTCGTGCCCATCAACAGCCGTCTGCCGTTCTTCTTTAAGCCCATCATGGACGGTATGGACAAGCCTAAGACAGAGCTTGCCTACCGTGTGCCTGCGGCTAAGATTACCAAGAAGAACATGTTCAACGTCGAGGACGATGAGATTCAAGGTCTCGACACCACGATTGATTGGAAGAACACTGACGACAACTCTTACGACGGTGAGAAGCTACAGCTCCTCGTCCATGACGAGAGCGGTAAGTGGCTCAAGCCCAACAGAATCCTCAACAATTGGCGCGTCACCAAGACGTGCTTGCGCTTGGGTAGTAAGATTATCGGTAAGTGCATGATGGGGTCAACCTCCAATGCCCTGTCTAAGGGTGGCGGCAACTTCAAGGACTTGTACCGCGACTCTGATGTATTAAAGAGAAACAAGAACGGACAGACTAAGAGCGGGATGTACTCCCTGTTCATTCCTATGGAGTGGAACATGGAGGGGTTCATCGACCTCTACGGTATGCCCGTCTTCAGAACTCCTGAGAAAGCTGTTGCAGGCATTGACGGAGAAGACATCCATCAGGGAGCAGTAAACTATTGGGAGGCTGAGGTGGAGTCGTTGAAGTCAGATGCTGATGCGCTTAACGAATACTACAGGCAGTTTCCCCGCACAGAGTCGCACGCCTTCAGGGATGAAAGCAAGCAGTCTATCTTCAACCTTACGCGCATCTATCAGCAGATAGATTACAACGACAGCTTGATTATCAATCAGCACGTTACGCAGGGCAGCTTCCGTTGGAAGGACGGCATCAAGGACAGCAAGGTCATTTTCTATCCTGACAAGTCAGGACGCTTCAGGTTGTCGTGGGTTCCTAAAAACGAGATGCAGAACAGGGTGTTTGAGCGTAACGGCATCAAGCATCCCGGCAACGACCACCTCGGTGCGTTGGGTTGCGACTCGTATGACATCTCAGGCGTAGTGGGTGGTGGCGGCTCTAACGGTGCGCTGCATGGCTTGACCAAGTACAATATGGACGACGCTCCGAGCAACGAGTTTTTCTTGGAGTATATCGCAAGACCTCAGACGGCAGAGATGTTTTTTGAGGACGTACTCATGGCCTGTGTATTCTACGGTATGCCTATCCTTGTAGAGAATAACAAGCCGCGCCTGCTGTACCATTTCAAAAACCGTGGATACAGAGGGTTCTGCTTGAACCGACCCGACAAAACCTACAACAAGTTGTCTAAGACAGAGCGCGAACTAGGGGGCATACCCAACTCCTCGGAGGATGTTAAGCAGGCCCACGCCTCTGCCATTGAGTCATACATTGAAAAGTATGTAGGAATAGATATGGATGGCTCGTTCCGTGATGAGGACGAGATGGGTTCTATGCTTTTCACTCGCACCCTCGAAGATTGGGCGAAGTTTGATATTAGCAACAGAACCAAGTTTGATGCAAGTATTAGTTCGGGATTGGCTATCATGGCGTGTCAAAAGCACCTGTATCAGCCCGAAAAGAAGACAAATAAATTAAGCCTTACCTTTGCGAGGTATAATAACAAGGGGGCTTACAGTGAACTGATTCGATGAAGGATGTTAAGATAAACATATCATCTACAGGGTTTCCGAGTCAATTCGTGTCCGACGCTGAAAAGGACTCCGCAGAGTTCGGTCTTCAGATTGGTCAGGCCATTCAGTATGAATGGTTTAAGAAGGACGGCAGCCAATGTAGATTCTACGACCAATGGAGAGCACTTCATCGTTTGCGTCTTTACGCACGAGGTGAGCAGTCCATTGCCAAGTACAAGCAGGAACTAGCCATTGATGGTGATTTATCATACATCAATCTTGATTGGACACCCGTTCCAATCCTTCCCAAGTTTGTAGACATTGTAGTCAACGGAATGTCGGACAGACTTTTTTCTGTCAAGGCATACGCACAGGATGCCCTTTCACAGGCCAAGCGCAGCAAGTATCAAGACCTTATCGAAGGTCAGATGGTTGCCAAGCCTGTATTGGAAAAGATTCAAGCCGCTACGGGAGCTAACCCTTTTGTCACAGAACCTGATGAGCTTCCTGAAAGCGATGAGGAGCTGTCACTCTATATGCAGCTTAACTACAAGCCTGCTATTGAGATTGCAGAGGAGGAGGCCATCAATACCATCTTGGAGGAGAACCACTACGGTGACCTTCGCAAGAGGTTTGACTACGACCTCACGGTATGCGGTATTGCTGTAGCAAAGCACGAGTTCCTTAAGGGCAGCGGTGTGGAGGTGTCTTACGTAGACCCGGCCAACATCGTATACAGCTACACTGAAGACCCACACTTCAAGGATTGTTTCTATTGGGGTGAGGTCAAGACGGTACACATCAACGAGCTTCTTAAGATTGACCCCACGCTTACGCGGGAAGACCTTGAGAAAATCTCTAAGTACGGTCAGCAGTGGTACGACTACTTCAATGTAGCGCAGTATTACGACAACGATATCTTCTATAGGGATACAGTTACGTTGCTGTACTTCAACTACAAGTCCACCAACGACATCGTCTACAAGCGCAAGGTTGCCGACAACGGCAACGTGAAGATGATTCAGAAGGACGATAGCTTCAACCCACCATCTGATATGATGGATGAGGGCAACTTCGAGAAGGTGTCCAAGAAGATTGACGTGTGGTATGACGGGGTGATGGTGATGGGAACGAATATGATTCTCAAGTGGGAGATGGCTAAGAACATGGTGAGACCTAAGTCCGCTAGTCAGCACGCTATCCCTAACTACGTAGCCGTAGCACCTCGCATGTATAAGGGTGTCATTGAGTCGTTGGTGAGAAGGATGATTCCTTTCGCTGACCTCATTCAGATGACACACCTCAAGCTGCAGCAAGTTATTGCCCGCACAGTTCCTGATGGTGTATACATTGATGCTGATGGCCTGAACGAGGTTGACCTCGGAACGGGCAATGCATACAACCCTGAAGATGCTTTGCGTCTGTACTTCCAAACGGGTTCTGTCATTGGTAGGAGCTACACGCAGGACGGAGAGTTCAACAACGCTCGTGTTCCTATTCAGCAGCTTACCTCCAACTCAGGAGCATCTAAGACGCAGATGTTGATTGCCAACTACAATCACTATCTCGATATGATTCGCGCTGTCACGGGACTCAACGAAGCTCGCGATGGTAGTACGCCCGACCCCAACTCTTTGGTTGGTGTACAGAAGTTGGCTGCGCTCAACTCGAACACAGCTACAAGGCATATCCTTGACGGAAGCCTGTACATCTACAAGACCCTTGCTGAGGGATTGTCGTATCGTATCTCAGACATCTTGGAGTACGCGGACTTTACTGATGAGTTTGTAAATCAAATCGGTAAGTACAACGTCAGCATCCTCGGTGAGATTTCCGACCTGTACATCTACGACTTCGGTGTGTTTATTGAGGTGTCTCCCGACGAAGAGCAGAAGGCTCAGTTGGAGCAGAACATTCAGATGGCCCTGTCTAAGGGTGACATCTACCTCGAAGATGCCATCGACATCCGTGAGATGAAGAACATCAAGCTCGCCAACCAACTGTTGAAGCTGAAGCGTAAGCAGAAGCAAGACCGTGAGGAGCAGCAGATGTTGCAGAGCAAGGCTATGGACACTGAAAGGCAGATGAAGTCTCAGCAGTTTGCTGCGCAGGCCGCTATGCAGAAGCTGCAGGCCGAGACGCAATCGAAGATGCAGATTAAGCAGGCTGAGATTTCGTTCGAGATTGAGAAGATGAAGAACGAGGCGGAACTCAAGAAAGCACTTATGGCTGAAGAGTTTGCTTACAACCAACAGCTTCGTGGCATGTCTGAAAACGCACTACAAAGCAGAGAGACCCAAAGGGAAGAAGCTAAGGCGCAACGTATTAGTCAGCAGAACACTGAACAGAGTAAGCTGATTAACCAAAGGAAGAATAATCTTCCACCACAAAATTTCGAATCTAACGAAGACAGTCTTGACGGCTTTGATATGGCAGAGTTCTCGCCACGATAAGTCTAATTTATTGTCATTACTTTTGTAAAAATCTAATCTATGGAATTTAAGGTACGCGAGGTGACGGGTAAAGAAAAGTCACAACAAGAAATCGAGCAGGCACTCCTTGACAAGCATGAGCAAGAGGTGAATGCCACAGAGGTGCAGGAGGTAAAGTCGGAAGCGGCTGAGTCGCCTGTACAAGAAGAAGCACCTGCGCAGGAGGAAGCTCCCGCTCAGGAATCTAAGTCAGAGCTTTCTGACGACGACGTTCTTTCATATATTAAAAACAGATACGACAAGCAGATTGACTCTGTAGACCAACTCTTTGCCGAGCGCGAGGAGTCTGAGGAGCTACCTGAAGATGTCGCTTCGTATCTGAAGTACAAGAAGGAAACAGGAAGAGGGTTTAACGACTTCGTAAAACTGAACAAGGATTACGATGAGGTAGCCCCCGACCAAGTCCTTCGTGAGTATTTGGTTGCCACCGAGAAGGGATTAGATGCAGAAGACATCGACACCCTGATGGAGGCTTATTCTTTTGACGAGGAGTTGGATGACGAGTCCACGATTAAGAAGACCAAGCTCAACAGAAAAAAAGCTATTGCTAAGGCCAAAGATTACTTTGAGTCAGAAAAGGAAAAATATGGAACGCCCCTTGAGTCGAGTGGGAGTTCTCTTTCCAATGAAGACAAGGAGAAGTTGGAGGCGTATAACCAATATATCCAAGAGTCAACCTCTTTTGAGGAGTCGATGAAGAAGAGGCAAGAAGTCTTTCTTCAGCAGACCAACGAAGTTTTCGGAAATGAGTTCAAGGGCTTTGAGTTCATGCTTGACGAAAATAAGAAGGTCACCTTCTCACCGGGAGATGCTTCTGAATTGAAGAAGGCACAGTCTGACGCTACTAACTTCCTTAAGAAGTATGTGGACGACAACGGTGTCATTCAAGATGCAGCAGGCTACCACAGAGCGTTGGCTATCGCTATGAATCCCGAAAAGTTTGCTCGGTTCTTTTACGAGCAGGGCAAATCTATTCAGGCCGACAGTACGATGCGCAAGATGAAGAATACTGACATGTCTATGCGCAGCGCACCTGAAGTCACGAGTAAGGGAGGAATGCAAATAAAGTCCTTGAACAATGACTCAGGTCGAGGGCTAAAAATTAGGAGTCGCAAATAAAACATTAAGAAAAAAATGGCACTATCCGCTACACCGGGATTTGACCTCCAACCGAGTGCTCAACAGATTCCCGTCGAAAGTAATTACATCAAGGACTTCAACTTCTTGAATCAGTATCTCCCCGACACCTACGAAAAGGAGTTCGAGAGATACGGCAACAGAACCATCTCTTCCTTCCTCCGTATGGTGGGTGCTGAGATGCCTTCTAACTCTGACCTCGTCAAGTGGGCAGAGCAGGGCAGACTGCACACCAAGTACACTCAGGTCGGAACAGCAGCCACTGCAGGTACTGATGCTGTGACTTTTCAGGTAAATGACAACATCGCTCCCGGTGGAACTACTGCTTCTGCTACGGGTGGTATCGCGTTGAGAAACAATCAAACAATTATGATTGTCTTCAACAACGGTGCAGGCTCTAACAAGGCTATCGTTAGTGGAGTAAACACTACTGCAGGCACGTTTGTCGCCAACATCTACGAAGGTGGAGGTCTTGTGGCAAACGGAGCAGGCGCAGGTGAGTCTGACTGTACCATCTTCATCTACGGTTCTGAGTTCAACAAAGGAACTGCAGGTATGAGCGGCTCTCTCGAAGCTGACGACTTCATCTTCCAAAACAAGCCTGTCATCTTGAAGGACACCTACACGGTGAACGGTTCTGATATGGCTCAGATTGGATGGGTTGAGGTGACTACTGAGAACGGAGCTACAGGATACCTGTGGTACTTGAAGTCTGAGCATGAGACTCGCTTGCGTTTTGACGACTACCTCGAAACTGCTATGATTGAGGCTGTTCCTGCTGAACTTCTCTCAGGTGCAGGTGCTTACTTGCAAGATGTGACTGTCGCTAATGTACAGGCAGGTCTCAACGGTTCTGAAGGTATCTTCTACACTGTGAACCAAAGAGGTAACGTGTACGCAGGTGGTAACCCCACTGTGCTTGCAGACTTCGACACTGTGATTCAGCGTCTCGACAAGCAGGGTTCTATCGAGGAGAACGTTCTCTTCATCAACCGTCAGTTCTCGTTCGACATCGACGATATGTTGGCTGCTCAAAACTCCTACGGAGCGGGTGGTACTTCATTCGGTCTGTTCGACAACGACGAAGAGATGGCCTTGAACCTTGGCTTCTCAGGATTCCGCAGAGGTTACGACTTCTACAAGACTGATTGGAAATACCTGAACGACCCAACCATGCGCGGTGGTCTGTCTACTGTGGCAGGCAGCGGTGCTGTGAACGGTCTTCTCGTTCCTGCAGGTTCTACTACCGTGTACGACCAAATCCTTGGTAAGAACGCGAAGCGTCCATTCTTGCACGTTCGTTACAGAGCGTCTGAGACTGAAGACCGTCGCTACAAGACTTGGATTACAGGTTCTGCCGGAGGAGCTATGTACAGCGACATCGACCAAATGCAGGTTAACTACCTCTCTGAAAGATGTGTCTGCACCCTCGGTGCAAACAACTTCGTAATCTTCAATGCGTAAGATTGCCTAAGCCGTAAAGGGGAGGCGTGTCCTTGAGGACACGCTTCCCACTTTACTTTTCTCAAATCTAATTTTTATCTAATGAAGAAGACTGAACAGTACGTCGATAAGTCGTACAAGCTGACGCGGGAGGTAGCACCGCTTTCGTACATGCTGCCGACCCGCAACACACGTCGTATGCCGCTCTTGCACTTCGATGAAGAGACGGGCACGAACAGAGCGTTGCGCTATGCGCGTAACCAAAAATCCCCTTACGAGGAGGAGCAAGATGGCAACGCCATCGTTGAACCCATCATCTTTGAGGACGGCTTCCTTTATGTGGAGCGAAGCAATCAGGTGCTTCAGCACTTCCTTAGTGTCCATCCTCTTTTCGGAAAGTCTTTCGCAGAGGTGAACAAGGAGAAGGACGCAGAAGCAGAGGTGGAGTTCTTGGCCCTCGAAGCTGATGCCCTTGCCGAGGCGCGTAGCCTGTCCTTGGAAGAAATGGAAAACGTTGTCCGCGTGGCCTACGGTCGAAGCACCGAACGTATGTCGTCTGCCGAGCTGAAGCGCGATGTCTTGGTGTTGGCTAAGAACGACCCTGAGACATTCCTAAACCTTATCCAAGACCCTGAGCTGAGGTTCTCCTCAAACGTTCAGAAGTTCTTCGATGCAGGTTTCTTGAGCACTCGTCGCCAAGGCACGGAGGTGTGGTTTAGCACAGCGACCAACAAGAAGAAGATGCTTAGTGTCCCATTTGGGCTTGAGCCAACGCAAGCGGCTGCATCGTTCCTTAAGAGCGATGACGGAATTGAAGCGTTGAAGATGCTAGAGGCTCTACTTGAGGAGTAAGCACTATTACCCGACAGGGGAAGAGAGGAGCAGAAATGCTCCTCTTTTTTTTGCCCTATCTTTGTAGGGATATTTTTTTACTCACGCAGAAATTTTTACATGCAGAAGTATATCAGAATTACGGGCCTCAACTCAGGCTCTTCTCAGTTCTTGGGGACGGGAATTTTTGGATGCACCGACATTGTTGGCATCTGCAGAGCGGGTGTCAATGCAGCTACTAATTCAGCCTTTGGAACTACAAGCACTGCTAATCAAACAAAAGTTGTTTACAAGGACGCAAACAGCAATGAGGCTGTTTCGGTAATCAATCACGCTTCTTCCTCGACCACGGCAGAGTCTGTGGCTATGGCTAACTACATCAAGGACTTAATTGTTCAGGCGTGGGAAGAGCCATACACAAAGCCATTTGTTACGATTAGCAAGTTTGATGCCCCACTAGAAATCACTAACATAAGCAAATCAGGACTTTCATAATGGAAAAGTATTTACAATTCACGGACAGTGCGGGTCAGGAACACTTAGTTAGCCTGACTGACGTTGCTCAGGTCGATACGCGGACACCTGAAATCAATGACATCAAGTATTTCAACTATGAGATAAATGGTGACGTAACCATCACTCATACTGCAGAAGACCCGACAACGGACAGGCAGTTTCAGAGATACTTTTTAGAGCAGATGAGGACAGCTCTCGCGTCTAATTGGAACAAGCCCGTTCTTGTGTGCGAGCCTCCTGTAGCTATTGCCATTCAAGCAGTATTCTAATTACCATGAACAAGTACATTAAGATTACAGGTGTTCAAAATTCAGGGGGAACTATTCAGCGTGGAACCTTGCTTGTTCCGTGTCAAAACATTCTAAGTATATCGAAGGAAGACCCGCTCGCAGGGGATTATGACTCTATCAAGATTAGGATGTTTGATTCAACTCTTAATTCTGATACGATTACTGTCCTTCATAAGGATACAACGGATGAGGCCGAGCATATCGCAGTAATCAATTTCCTGACGGAGAAAATTACTGAGGCACAGCAGCTTCCCTACGAAAAGCCCATGCTTGAGATTCCTGCTGACGGATTTCCTCTCGCTATTGAAAACGTTACAATCGCATAATTATGGGAAAGTTTATTTTAGTTACAGGTCTTGGAGCGTCTCCTGACAATCAGCTTATCCCGTGCGACAATGTTTTTATGGTGCTTAAACAGGGAAGCCCCTTCAATGCCGTAAGGATTGATTACTTTGAATCTGACGGTTTGGGGGACAGACTTACAATCACGCACGCTACGGGTACAGCGGCAGAAAATGTTACCATGTGCAACTTTATTGCCAACCTTATCCTAAAGGCAAAGCAGCAAAAGCATGGTAAGCCGTATCTCGAAATTGATGCGGCTGACTTCCCGTCTGCTGTAACGAACGTAACCATAGCTTAAGAAAATATGGACAAGTATCTTATCATTACAGACAATTCAGGGCAGAAGCACAGCATCGACCTTACAAGGATTGGAGCGTTTGCATTTACCACAACAACGCTTTCCGTCAGGTATACCACTACGGTGGGCGAGGATGCGGTAGCAATTCAAGTCAATCACGCCACAGCTCCCACATCCTATGCCTTCAAGGATTGGTTTATTGGAGAGATGGAGCGCATCATGTCAAGCAATTGGAGAGAGGTGGCTGATGAGCCTACACCTCCTTACGCTGTGAGCACATTGTCCAAGCTCGTTGTTACGTAAAAAAAGAAGCAATGGAAAAGTATATGACCATCACCTCATCTGACGGGCAGAAGCACAACATCGAACTTACAAGGATTTTTCTTGTTCAAACGAACAGCACGGGTACTCCGGGGACACAGCTAATCATTGATTATCTAGGTGTTAAAGGAGGCGGTACCCCTCGCATAACAATCACTCACGAAGCTGTAAGCCCAATCTATGAGTTCAAGGTTTGGTTTGTGGACGAGATGGAGCGTATCCTAGCGACAGATTGGAAGACAGTATCTGATGAACCCACTCCGCCCTACGCGGTAACAACGATTGCATAAGATGAGCGATTACAAATACATCAAGTTCACTGACCTGACTCCTATTCAGGGTCAAACTGAAAGAATCTTTCCGTTGTTTGGATTGAAGCGCGTGCTATACAACAACTCCACTCCATTCACCAACTTGAAGATTGAACTCGTTTTGGCAAACCAAAATGAGGATACTGTGCAGATTGAAGTTCGGGGTGTAGACGGCAACCAATTCACGGATACGGGAACTCCCGGAACAAATGATGAGGCCGCTTACATTGCGTTCTGTAACGAGGTTCTCGATTACTACTTTAGTTTGACATCGACAAGTAAGGTACTTACCACGGTAAAGGCGGGTGAGAATGGAGATATTGCTCCCACCCTTGGTCGAATCACGCAAGTCTCAATCGCATAACTATGTTTACAAACGAAAAATACATGTACTTCACTAGCCCCACCACGGGCAAGAGGTTCTACTTCAGGGTTAGCAATACCATCAACATTAGACAAAATACTGCTACTGAGGTTATTGTTTATTCTACCACAGCGGAGCAGGGTAACGTGCGTCTTGTTTCTACCAACAACACTGCAGCCTCAAAGTTGGTTGACCAAATGATTCCGTTTTTATCGACTCCATACACTGAGACCTTAAGAGAGGTTGTCTTCGATGGATTTGAGCTGACATTGGGCTAACACCTGTATCCTACTACAGAAAGAGAGGGGCAATAGCCCCTCTTTTTTTTGGCTATCTTTGTAGCATGAACGGGCTTCTTAGAATACAGAGTACATCTTCATCTGACCTGTACATACCTGTGGACTCTATCAAGAGCGTTTCGCGAACGGCAGCCGCACAGATAACCATTGTCACAGACCCTGTCTCTCCTGATAGAACAGGCAGCTACAACGCTCCGTCGTATCAGCTTACCGAAGGTGGCACAGGGGCAGGCGAGTTCGATGAAACCAATGTGCAGGCGATTATTGATGCGTGGAGTTCTGTTCTTCGAGGACAGCAAGCTGTAGCTACGGTAAACTTTAGCTTCCCCGTCGATAGGTTTAGCAAGGCTATGGTTGCTTGGCCTTAAGCCCTCTGCTTTTTAATTCCGTATCTTTGCCTAAAACAAGGCAATGATTAACTCAGTCAGACAATCTGTGCTGTCTGTGCTAAACAAGAATAACTACGGTTATCTCTCCCCTGCTGACTTCAACCTATTTGCAAAGCAGGCACAGCTAGATATCTTCGAGAGTTATTTTTATCAGTACAACAATCAGATAAACAAGGAGAATGCTCGTCAGTCAGGTACGGGCATTGCTAACTTGTCGAAGAGTATTGAGGAGTCAATGGACTTGTTTTCTGTGACTCGTGGCCTCAACCTTGATGCCACCACAGCGGGTCAGTACCTGATGCCATCGGCAGCCACGACAGGTAGCGACTACTACCTTGTCAACAAGGTACTTGTGTATAAGGGTATTGTAACCTCAGGTCAACAAGGAGGTGCGCCTTCCGGTGCAACTACATTTTTTGGAGATGTTACCGCTACTTTTATTTCTGACGGTGTTATTCCGGGAGACATTATCGCTCTCGAAACATCAACACAGGGTGTTCAATATCGCACTATTGCAGTCGTGCCTACAGAGATTGATTTGACACTTTCATCTTCTTTTGAATCTGCTTCACCTATAGCTTACAGTATATTCAGAGCAGGGACTCAACAGAACGAGGCGGAGAAGGTGACGCATAGCAAGATTACTATGCTCAACAACTCCATCTACACCGCTCCTACGCTTGAGTACCCTGCGTATACCTCGGAGGAGACCTCTATGCAGGTGTTCCCAAGCACCAACATGACAGCGGGTAGGGTAGTGGCACAATACTTTAGATATCCTAAAGACCCGAATTGGACTTATTTCACCCTTACGGGAGGTGAGCCTGTGTTCAACCAAACAGCGGTTGACTTCCAAGATTTTGAAGTGCCGCTTGATGATGAGAACAACCTCACCATGAAGATTCTGCAGTACGCAGGCATTACGATTAGAGAGCCTGAAGTCTTTGGCTTTGCTACGGGTGAAGAAACCAAGGAGCAACAACAAGAAGGATAATGGGGTACATCAGTCAGTTTCAGTATTACGAGAACGGAGGAGCAAATCCTGAAGGAGCCAATTGGGGTTCCTATCAGTACGTGTCCCTGTACGACATCGTCAACAACTTCATGTTGATGTACGCGGGCAACCACAGCCTCGTCAACAACGAGGACAGGTTTAAGGTTTTGTTTCACGCCAAGCGTGCCATTCAGGAGCTTAACTACGATGCCTTCAAGGAGGTCAAGGTTCTTCAGCTCACCATTACTGACCAATACAGATTCATCCTGCCATCTGACTTTGTCAATTGGGTTCGTATTTCCATGTACAAGAATGGATACCTCTATCCACTGACTGAAAACATTCAGGTCAACTACGCCAAGTCGTACCTGCAGGACAACAACGAGCGCATCCTCTTTGATGTGGGTGGCAATGCTATATCTCCTGAGTTTTCAGATATTGACTTCCAACGTATCACGGGAGGCAAGAAGAGCATCTACCTCAACACAGGCCATCCTTTCGATGGCTTCGAGGGATACTTCGTCGGAGGTCATTGGTACTTCACAACGCCATTTGGTGGTGCGTGGTATGCGCTCAACACGGAGACGGCCAACGCCAATCCAACCTTTGCCATTGACAGAGCGTCGGGTGTAATCAACTTCAGCTCCAACATCGGAACGGGAGCCTCTGTTGTCCTTGAGTACGTGTCAGACGGCATGGAGAATGGTGACGACAGCAAGGTTCACGTCAACAAGCTCTTTGAGGACTTTGTCTACGCATACATTGAGTATGCCATCTTAAACAGTAAGTTGGGTGTGCAGGAGTACGTGGTCAACAGGGCACGCAAAAGAAAGTCTGCTCTGTTGCGCAATGCTAAAATCAGAATCAGTAATATCCATCCCGGAAGATTGTTGATGAACCTCCGTGGAATGGATAAGTGGATTAAGTAATGGCAAAGGACTTAAGGACGTTTACCAAGGGTAAGATGAACAAGGAACTTGACGAACGTCTTGTTCCCGATGGCGAGTACACTGATGCATTGAATATCCGAGTCGGCTCTACCGAGGAGGATGAGATGGGTGTCATCGAGACTACGCTTGGCAACACACAGCTTACCACCCTTCAAGTCCAAGACACACCCCTGAGCGCATCAGCTCGTTGTATCGGTGCGCTTGAGGACGGCTCAACAGAGACCCTCTATTGGTTTGTCCATGACCCTGCGTTTACAGCGTCAAGCAACACGGGCAAGCTCGACCTTATTGTCTCGTTCAATACGAGCACTCAGGTTACCACATACCATGTCATCAGCATGGATGACGGTGGTGGTGTCAAGACAACTCTGAACTTCAGCCCTGCGTATCTCATTACGGGTGTCAGCCTGATTGATGACCTCCTGTTCTTTACGGACGACTTCAACCCGCCAAGGCGCATCAATGTTACGCGCACTTACGGTGAGCCAACGAGTGGTGATGTAGATACAGTTACTGATGATGAGCTTCTTGTCATCAAGAAAGCACCCGTCAACTCTCCCTCTACTACTTCGAGCTTCAACAGCAACATCTCCTCTACGTTTATGGAGGAGAGGTTTATCTGCTTTGCTTACAGGTGGAGATATGACGACAACGAATACTCGGCTACGTCGCAGTTTTCTACGCCTGTCTTTACGCCCAAGGCTTTTGACTTTACGCCTAAGAGCTACCTCAACGAGGGCTTCATCAACAAGCACAACAACGCTACCATTACCTACAATACAGGTAGCAGTCTCGTTAAGGGAATTGACATCTTGTTTAAGGAGGCCAACGACAGCACCATTAAGGTTATCGAGAAGCTCGACAAGGCGAAGCTCGGCCTTCCTGACAACAACGACCTGACGTTCAACTTCAGCGACAGCAAAATCTTTACGATTCTGCCAAGCTCTGAGATTCTCAGGTTGTACGACAACGTACCCCTGTTGGCTCAGGCCCAAACGCTTATGGGCAACAGGCTTATGTACGGCAACTATCTTGAGGGCTATGACCTTGTAGATAGCAGCGGCAATCCTACACGGCTTAACTACATCTGCACGCTGAAGGAGAACACGCTGTCTCAAGAAAACCTGTCTCCCTCCAATATCAATGGAGCCGCAGTTACATACACCCTTCCACAAAGCGTATCGGGTGGTGTGGCCCAAACGGTGACGGATGGCAGGCAGCAGATTGACCTCGCTCCTTTCTGTGTTGACGGTCAGGGCAACAGCAGGCTTACGGCAGGCAGCGTCATGGAGTTTGAGTTTCAGATTTACGTAGATTCAAGCTCTACGCAAGAGGTGGGAACGGGGTCGTTCCCTTCGCAAGTGCCTCCGGGGACAAGTTC